AAAAATAGGATACAAACTCAACCCAAAGAAACTCAAAGGAGCACCTCAAATTATTCTTCCTTATTTTGTTGGTGCTTTTTATTACACCGAAGATTTTGAGTATTTTGATGTAATCAAACCTTATCTTGATATTCCAGAGAAACCTAAAACTCTGGAAGAAATCTCACAAGAGTTTGATGAGAAGATTGATGATTTGATTGAGAGAACAAAGAATAGTTTTTATAAGTCAAAGTATATTGCTGAAACTTTGTATGATACAAAGTTCAATAAGATTATTGATAACTTTGAGTATGCCCGTGAGAATGGAAGTTTTCCAACAAAATTAGATTACTCTAAACTTACTGCGACTGGTGGTAATATTACTTCCAATTTTGTGATTAAAGAAGGTGGTAAAGAAGTTGGGTTTTATACCTTTGGAAATGGATATTTGAAGTATTATATGAATAAGAAACCGACTGCGATTGTTCGGTTCTTTATGAAAAATTGTCTTTCTTTCGTATGGGTTGATGTATGATGAAACAAACTATCACAGCAGCAGAACTTCTTGTAATCGTAGATTGTCTCAATCAAAGTTTGATAGTTCTAAACTATGAAGGTTTCACCAAAGAAACCAGAGAACGAGTGAGGGATAAAGTCCTCCGTATTATGGATTATATGGACGCAGAAGTTGTCTGTGGTGATGTAGAACCTATTGTAGTGAGTGGAGATGTTGGAGGATGACCCACCCATCGTATTGTTGCCCTAAATGCGGAGAACAGATAGGATATATTGGAAGGTTCTTTCAGTTTCTTCGTATTCCATTACATCGGTGTGAGAAATGACTAACGGGAAAGATACTTGGAAGAGATGGAACATCTATACCTCCATTCATCTCTTTGAGTATTGTGTGTATTCTTGGAGAAATCATATGTGGATGCACCTTGACGAATTTACAGATGAGGATAGAATGAGAAAGTTGTTCTGGCACTATCTAAACTACGGAAACTCCAACACTTATTATGACTAATCCTCTTATAGAAAAATATAATGAACTCTACAATCCAAAACCACCAGAACCTCCAAAACCAGTAGAGAAACTAAAACTATCAAAACTCAAATCTTATGACCTTGATGACTTGAAAGCATCATTTCAACAAGTAGCAGAAAAACTCCAAAATGATGAGGCACAGGTGGTAAGTATGAATATGGAATTTGGAGACCATATGAATAAACTCACCTTTGAGGTTTATTTGGACACTTGACGAACTGGCACAGGGGCACTCCAAAGCCCCCTGTGATGCCTTATAATACTCTCATAGACACAGAAACCTGATGACTAACTCAATCATTCCCAAAGTCGCATACATTCCTCTGGAATATCATATGTCTGTTGAAGATTTCTTGGAAGTTTGGAAGGATATGGAAATGGAAGAGGAACCAACCCAAGAAGATTATGATACTGCTGTTCTTGATAGGGCACGATCGTATTTTTATGATATGAGAGGATTATTTGAAAAGTACATTCGTTTGGAGGATGCCTGATGACTAACGAACCAACAGACACAGAAATCCTTGAATTTCTACTCAATCAGTTCCAATCTCATTCTCTTCAAATGAATGGTGAAAGTGGTTGGTGCTTTATGAATGGTGGATTTCCTATGAACCACGCAAAAGGTAAAAGTGCCCGTGATGCTGTGATTAATGCTATGAGGGCAAAATGACTTACGAAGAATTTTTAGATATTCCATTTAGTTCTCTCAAAGATATTGAAACTATCCTTATCCTGAAAGACAAACATAATCTGGATATTACTAAACAAGAAGAAGATTTGTGTAGGCACATCAGTAAGTATTATGGAGAGCAAATCAAATCTTATGAACTCTTCAAGAACAAAGAAAAACTTGAAAAACTTTTTAGAAAATGACTAACGAAGAACTTCTAAAACTTGCTGAAACCTATGGGTTTGATAGGCACATAAGTAAAACAACACACGACATTTACTGGGAATGTGATGAAGATGACTTCTTGAAGTTTGCCCGAGCACTTTATGATGAGGGTTATACTAAAGGTTTCAAAGTAGGGCACGATTCTGGTTGGGAACTAAATGAAGAAGTATCACGCAGAGGATTATGACTTTACTTGAAACACTGAAAGAAGTGAGTTGGGATTGGTCTTCAATGGAACAATCTTCCCCACAAACAATTGCTTCTGCTGTTCTTCAACACTTGATTGATGAGCATAGTGAAGTTAGAGGAACTGGACGAGTTGATAAGAAATCTCAAGTAGTATCCGTCAAAACTCTTATGAAACTTATTGAGGAACTGAAATGAAAGTTTATTCACTCTATTATAAAGAAACATTTGTAGCAGCATTTCCAGAAAGGAAAGATGCTATTGCTTATGGTAAGCAGTTTTATGAGGATGCTTGGGATTGTAATATTGTAGAAGAGTATTTGAGTAAATTTCAACCACTTTATAGTTCTCCTTATACTCCTCTCACTCCTCCTAATACTATTCCTTGTGTTTCTCCCGTAATCTCAAAACCACCTGTGAAATATCCTGATACTTATCCTGATATTTACTGTGGAGTGAAAGCAGAACCTTATAAAGATGTGAGAGCACATTGGGATAAAAAAGGTGTAATGAGACCAAATTGGGATAATAGAGTAGAAGGAATTGATTATTGATTATGACTGAACCAACTGACGAACAACTTGATGAACTTTGGGATGAGATTGGAGGTTATTACAATCTTTATCCTGAAGTTAGAAACACTATTCGTGAAGCACTTCATCGTTGGGGAAATGTGGAGATTGAAGAATGACTTACGAAGTTCAAACTTGGGATGACGCAGATAAAACTGTTTATTATGAAACCGTAAAGGATGCTATTGATTATGAGAGTGCTCGTGATATAATTGTAGAGAAGTATCCAAACCGTAAAGTAATTGCTGTGATTAGAAAATGACTGACTTTCAACCAACTCCACAAACACCAGAGCAAGTAGATGAAGGTCTGCGTAATGCTTTTAGACAAGCAATCAAAGATGGTGTGATGGATGCTACTCCTTATATTGAAAACTGGGGGGTAAAAATTCATCAACCAAAGATTATTTGTCGTTGTGATTTATTTGGGCAGGGACAAATGGTAATCAGTTTTTATGATGTTGAAGAAAATATTCTTCCTATTCCCAATCGTTGGATACGATTTTGGACACGAGTATTTTTCAATAGTAAATGGAATTTTGAAAATGATTGAACGAGTAAAATTCACACACATCACACGAGTGATTGACCCAAAGACACGCATTCATTATCTGGATGCGGTTGATGAGAATGGACGACACTGGACTGCCCAGATGACACATACAGAAGAGCCTTGGATTATCTACAAGGAAGTTTGGAAAGAAGACCCACAGCAACCTTACATTCTATGACTCATCCTACAAAAGATTGGGAATTTGATGATACAATTGAAGTCGCATTTCAGGAATGGTTCAACGAAGAGTATGGTAATTTTACATTCCGTTGTGAATGGTTCTTTGGAGATTGTGAAGTTGGGGATGTGAAGACCCGTAAGGATTTGATGACTAAGTGGTTGCACTCTTCCTTCTTGATGGGTTATAATACTGGGAGATTCTCCAAGACCGATGACTGAACGCACAGATGTATGGAGAGAAATCTTCAGTGAACTTATTCAAGATAATGGATACTATGAACTCGGTAAGGTAAATTTCTACAACCTTGCAAGTATCTTGGAAGATTTGTATGTAGAAAATGAAGACCTTAAATTGAAAGTTAAAACACTGGAAAAGGATATTGAATTACTGAAATCTTATGCTTGGGAAAACGACTAAATATTGATGTCTGTTGAAACCGCAATCTCTACGGACAAGAATGGGTGCTCTTATGGGCACCTTTTCTATTATAAATAATAATGCGGTTTCAATAGAATAGAAATGAAAGACCCTAACAGGTTTTATACCTACGCATATTTGCGGGAAGATAGAACACCTTATTATATTGGTAAAGGACAAAGAAAAAGAATTTATTCTACACACAGAAAAGTTAAACCACCAAAAGACAAATCAAGAATAATATTCCTCAAACAGAACCTAACAGAAAAAGAAGCATTCAATCATGAAGTTTATATGATTGCTGTCTTTGGTAGGAAAGATTTGGGGACTGGTATTCTTCATAATAGAACTAATGGTGGAGAAGGTTGTTCTGGTGTTGTAAGAAGTGAATATGCGAAAAAAAGATCAAGTGAAGTTATGACGGGAAATACTTATGGGAAATGTTTTAAAGGTAGAATACTTTCGGAAGAAACTAAAAGAAAAATAAGTGAATCAAACAAAGGCAAAATATTTTCAGAAGAACATAAAAGAAAACTGAGTGAATCGCATAAAGGTCAAATGGTTTCAAAAGAAACCAGAAGAAAAATGAGTGAAACGCAGAGTGGTGAAAAGCATTATCTTTATGGAAAATCACTTCCAAAAGAAACTAAAAGAAAAATGAGTGAAGCAAACAAAAATAAAAGATGGTGGAATGATGGATGTGGAAATACAAAATTTTCTGAAGAATGTCCTGGTGAAGGGTGGGTTCTTGGTCGTGGAAGAATAAAGGTCACTTCCTAAACTGGAACAAGGGTACTTGAAACAGAGTGTCTTTTGATGTATAATGACTTTACAGAACAACAAGGAGGTGGAATTATTTCAGACGAAGACAAATATGCTCTCAAAGAGTTTCTCCGTGGTGTTGGTGTATTTCTTGGTGCCTCTGCTGTATTCATCATTATTCTAATTATACTAGCATACTTTGCCTCTGGTGATAAACCAATCAACTCTGCCTCATTTGAGGTTGTTGACAAATACAAAGAGTGTGATGTAGTAAGGTATGCACCACATCAGGTAGCAGAGTATAAGTATTTCCTGTATTGTGAGAAGAACAAATGAATGAAGAATATGGACACATTTCTGATGCCTTTGATATGCTACCATACCCTGATGAAATGTTTGAGGAAGCAGAACGTCGTGAAGCAGAACGCAAGGCACTTGATGCTCTTGATAAACTTTATGAAGAGAATGGTGATGCTCTAAAACAACTTGCGGAAATTGAGAAGGAAGAAAGAGAAAAACTTGCTGCTGGTTTCAAACAAGATGCTGATGGAAACTGGTATCGTCCTACATTACAAGAACTTCCAAGGAATGAACGTATCACTCTAGCAGAGAAAGAGATTGCTTATATTGTAATGGGTGGGCAGGATGGACGAGAGTATGCAAACTCTATTGCTTTTATTCTGCAAGTATTAGATAGTTTAAAAGATGAAGAACAATGACCATTGAAGTAACTGAAAATGAAAATGGATCGCTCACAATCTCCTGGGATGAGACTTCTCCTACGGAAAGTATTTTCAACACCTGGACTGAAGAAGACTTTATTAAAGCCATTATGGATGCGTGTAATAAGACGTTAAAGGAACAATGATATACTTCCTTCTTATTTCTGCTGGGTTTGCCTGGGCATTCTTTGCCTTATTCTCTTCGCGTTTTAATCACCTTGACGATGACTGAAAAATCTAAAATCTTCCACAACATCTGGTGCTGCGCATATCAAAGGCGAGGACTATATAAAGGAACTGCAAGAGAACACAGAGAGCACGAAACCGTGAGAATGTGTTTAGATATGAAAGATGTGAAGTTCTATCAGTTTGATACAGAGAAACCGAACTATCTAAAATGACCTGGACACAATACATTTTTCAACATCTTATTCCAACTTGGTTTTTTTCCTTTAGAAGTAACTTTAGGATTTGGGCTGATTTAGTAACTGAAAACTATGAGGGATATGCTCTACTGAAAGAGGATGACCCAGAGGAAGAGTGTAGAGATTGGTTTTGGACTTCATTGAATGAAGACGACACATATTCCAAAGAGTTCTTAGAATACTTACAGAAACTTGTAGATGATGTTGATAGTGGAAAGGTTAAGACATATACTCTTGAAGAGATTACTGAACTTTTTAAACTGGAAGAATGATTGATACCTCTCTATTCCCCCACGAAAATCATCCATACAGATTAGAGTTTGGTGAGAAGAAGAACGTTACGATCTGTTGGTTCTCGTGCCCCGAACACCTTGACAAATACCTAAAAAGGTATAAACTGGATAGTAAGACCGCAAAGATTGATTACCGTGATGGAGAACCCGTTAAGTCTAGTAAAAAACAGCAGGACAGTGTACCGAAAGGACCTGGAAAGATCAGTAACCGAAGTTCTAGTGGAACTAAAGGGGGCACCAAAAAGTTGGATTCCCCTGGAGGTTCTCATCGCTCTCGTAAATCTAAATCAAAATGAATCAACAAACAAAGTTACTACTAGCACTTCAGCAGATTGATAACATCTCCAATCTTGTAAGGGAGAATAACTACGAAGCATTCTTCACAAGTCATTTGCTTCCAGTCCAATACGAAATAATTCGGCAACTAACATTACTTAAAAATGGAAAAGAAACTATATGATGATGGTGCCTTCTACATCGAAGAAAAACGGTGGGGAACTTGGCAATCTCATTACCCTGATGGTTCTGGTATCATCACATCACTAACTGAGGAGCAGTGTGTTAAGTCTACGCGATGGTATCTTAAGTGCTTACAAGAAGGCTTTCCCGATGCTAAAACTCATGAGGGAACTGTAGGTGGAAAACTCTAAATATCAATGCACTAATACCTAAGACATGGATTTTAGGAAAGGGGACCGTGTAATCTACATCGGTTGCACTGATGAACAAGTATCGTGGGGAGCATCTAATGACGACCCAAGAAAACTACTTATCGAAGGGAACATCTATCAAATCGAAAAAGTAGAATCTCACACTTGGCATACGAAGTTGCATCTTCGTGGTGTTTATGGTAAATTTAATTCTGTATCATTTAAGAAACTATGACTACAAGGACTTACGAAAGCAAAAATGGTGAAATCTGGACCTGGGAAGAAACTCCCGAGACCATTGAAGCACTTAAACAACTACATGAAACTGTGAAGCAAGTAAATGAACAACAAACCACTAACACCTGAAGAAGTACAGGTAGCAGCAGAGCAATTCTTTCCATTATTTGAAATTGTTCGCAATCGTATGCCCGAAAGTGCTACGATAGAAGACACATTGAAAGTAATGGAAACTGTCTGTGGTCTCGCACACAAACTCCGTGCAGAAGAAGAAAAAATCAAGTTCGGATTTAATAAGAATGAAACTAACACCGAATCAACAACTGTGGGCTAATGTATTCTCCTGTGCTGTGAAAAGGTCTAATGAATGTTTTGAACAAAAAGACCTTGATAGACACGCAAGAGAACATACAACAGTGGTACTAGCACTTCAAAAAGGCGAACAGTTTTGGACTAAACTACTATGATTCGTAAGTTTATTCAATGGTTCTTTGCACCAAGTAAAGTTCCTATTGTAGAAGAAGTTGACTTGTATGCTAAGATTGTAGAACTTGAAAAGCGTATTGCAGACTTAGAGTGTGAAAACATAGAGAACAGCAACTGCTTTTATGAACTATCAAATCACATTGATGCTGTTGATGCACGTATAGATATTCTATCTGTTGAAGCATTTACGAAAAATGTATGAAGAATTAAGTGATTTTGAAAAGGCATTAGCACACTTTGGAACAAGAGTTGAAATCATTGTAGCTTTAGAACTCGGTGGAAAATTAAATGCGGACACTGCTTACAAGAATATTAAGATGGAACTCAAGGAACTCAAAAAGATCCGAAAGTCCATCAAAAAAGACAAGGACGTGCAGTAAGTGTGAAGAGGTATTGCCCCTTGACGCAGACCACTTTCAGGTGGTAAAATCATTTCATTCGGGGTTCTCTTACTATTGCCTGGAATGTTCTAAACCCAAACCAAGAGATTGATTATGGACTACAAAAAGTATTCGCTTGAAAATCTAGAGAACTGGCTAAATGACGCAATGTCTTCTGGTGAAGCAACACCACAAGAAATCTATGATACCATTAGGAAAACAGTTCAAGAAGAATACTATTATCATAAGGATAAGGCATCAAAAACTAATGAACTTCTTGCTCTTTTGAATGGTCATAGGTCGGTTTCATTTATCAATGAAAATAATTCTACTGATTCTTGGACTAAGGAAGATGTTCTACGTCAGAGGGATTACTATGGACCAATTAAAAACAATAGTACTTTAACTACAAACAATATAGTTGATTTTACTAATCTAGGAGCAACAGATACGATTACCTTTACCTCATGTGATGCTGATGATACTTCACCTGAATGTAAGAGTTCTTGGAATAGTTTTTGGAATGACCAGTATCAAACTCCTTTCGTAAGTGAAGATGGAGACCTATTTTCTCATAATGATCGGGGTGTAAAAGTTGATGGATATTCTGTGAATGGTGAAAGTCACTCCAAGTATTGGTATGAATATGATAGGAATGATCCAAATAGGAAGAATCCATTCACTTCTACTGAAGATAAGATCACCAAGTGGGTTCTCCCGGTAGAACTTGATGGTCTAACTGGAGACTGTGTTGTTACTTTACCTGATGACCTACTAGAACGTGTTGGATGGGTAGAAGGTGATACTGTAGAGTTCGTATCTAATACCAATGGTTCTTTTACTGTGAAGAAAGTAGTGAAATCCGTAGTGGAAAATATTTGATAACCTGATAAAATACTATAAGTTAACTAAGAACCATGGCTTTTACTGAAAAACTAAGCGAAGAACTTTTAGAAGCAAAGAGTCATCTTCGCAATGCTCTACGTATCTCTGCTATGAACGAAAAATCTTTCGTTTCTAAGCACATCGCAGATCTTCTCTTTGCATTAGATAACCTAGAAAAAACTGAAGATATTATGGATAAACTAGAGAACCGCAAACCTGGCGATGCTGGAATGTTTGGTTCTTTATTTGGTTAACACTCCGTAACACTAACATAAAGACAACCTTAAGAAACCGCATATCTCCCTTAAATACTGTTAGGATATGAAGATAAACACGGGAGCAACAGTATGACTCTTCCATCACGGGGAAACGAAAATCTAACGGAAGATGAGTGGTATCGTATGACTGCGCTTAAAAACGTAATCAATCAACGTCCACAGGCAGTTGTACCAGAAAAAATGGAAGAGTTCACTGAATACCTTGTTCGTAGTCTTAGGGAAAGGGGTGGTTGATTAAAGTTACTTAGCTCCAAAGTGGACCTATAGTGTAAGCACAGCATTCAAATGTCCACCAGAAGCCGTATCGGTCTTGAACTTCCTGATGGTTCTATTCTCTCTGCATATTCACACTGGGATGGATATCCTGAATGGATGGGTCGCATCCTTCGCACTCATTATAATACCCGTGAAAAAGTTTCTTCCTTGATTGATGGTGGCGATATGAGTTCTCCTTGGACTAATGAACGCTGGTCTAATGATTTGCTGGACCGTCATAAGGAACAATATGGTCCCCAATACTACTCCCAGAGAGGCGAAGATTGCCCCCCACGTCTAGACAAAGACCTCTGTGAGTTTCTGCTGCCTGATAATAGCGAAGAATATGCCTATGTCTTCCGCAATGGGGAATGGGTATGCTACAATATGAATCAGTTTGATGATTCCAAACTGCCTGAAGTTGTTGAAATTCCTTCTGGAGCGTTAATGGTATGAACCGTAAGTACATCATCACTTTCGCATTAGGTTTCCTTGCTATCATTGGATGGAATGTCTTTCTAATCCAACGCGATGAGAAACTTTATGATTCATACTACCGCGCTAAAGCAATGGAAAACTTAAAGAAACCACCAAGCAGTGAGATTCGGTAATCAAATCGTTTGGTATCTCTTTAACTTCGCATAATCAACTGTTCTCATAAAGGACATTTCATTTGGTTTGATGACGTGCAGCTGTCCTGCTACCTCATCCCAGGTGTAGTTATGGATTTCTTCACCTCTACCGACCCAATGATAGTTAAATGCTCTAAATCCCCACCTTTGGACACTTAATACCTGTACCAAAGGATGTTGGTCGTAGTAGATTTTACCTGTCGATGGTACTACATTTTCTTTGGACCGATTCCTTACACCTTTTGCATTGTAGATGAATGTACAATACATTCCAACATCTGGTATAATCTCTAGGTCCTTAAAAACATCAACGATTTCTAACATAATGTCTTCTGGGTCTATGAGTGTTTTGATTCTTTCCTTTAGAACTGCTACTCTAGAGTTTCCCTTCGATTCCATTCTATGTTAGAAGTCGTTACTTGGTATTTATTTTTGAAAGGAGATTTCAATGACTGAACAAGATTTGATGGAAGCAGAACAAGCATTCTGGGATTTCGTGGAGCAACTTGCTGAAGAACACGAAGTCACGGCAGACTACATCATCTATGAGTTTATTCTGTAGTCTCACTTGACTTTCAACACTGTTCACATTAAACTAAAGGAGTATTTTACAAGCAACAATGAAGTATCTGTATATCGTTGACCACTATATTCCTTTCCCAAGTTCAGAATATGGGGGACTTTGGAATGTAATTGCAGAGGATGATGATGAATGTTTTGATTTGATTTCTGCAGAAGATGATAGCAATTTCTTCGAACAGCACTATACTGCTCTGCGTGAAAACATCTTAAATGCAAGAACTTATGCACTTGCTGAAGATGTAGAATCTACTGTAGTTGAATCATTTACTACCTGATGAGCAACCCTGAATTTAATCGTCTTGGTTTTGATTTGAAACAGCAGTACCAAGAACGTATCAATCATCTACAACAGAAGATTACTGAACAGCAACACGAAATCTTAAGACTTCAAGAGCAAATCAAGTACATCTCCAAAGACCGATTTTATGATTGCTGAATTTCCACATAAAGCCCCAAAAGATTATAGTTATGAGTTTGAAGAATTTAAGCGTGGTGTGGTCGCTATTTGGCTGCGTTGTAATCGCAAGTTTGATTACAATAATGGTGCCTCAACCCGAACCATCTGGGGGTTTTACAAATCCAAAACCAGGGAATACTTCGCCCCAGTTAATAGTAAGACAGTCGGTTCTCGTGTAAATATTGAAGATACACGAAACTATACTTCGATGCCTTTGAAACTAAATCCACTGATGAGTTGCTTCGAATGATGTATACGCCCAAAGTAAACGACTATGTGCTATGGAACAAAGGTGTTGAAGGATGGGTGTATTTTACAGATAAAGAGTATATTACCATTGAAGCATTGGTAAGACCAAAAGACGAAGAAAACTATAAGTGCTGCCCCATTCACCAGAATACCCGAGTTCTTGTTCTCTGTTACCCTGAACAGTGGAAGGAGTTAGTGTATGTTAAATCAAGGAAATCCAAATACGATGAAGAATAAAAAAACCTTGTTCCGTCTTGTTGCTAAAGCACTTGGAGAAAAGGCAAGTAAATGTGATAAGGAAGCAGATAAGATAGCATTCATTCGACTTCTTATCACACTACAGATTCTTATTACTAACTGCTTCATAGTGTATGGCGTCATAAGAGTTAATCACTTCCCTATAGATAAACAACAAAAAGTTGAAGTGGTGATTGATGCTTCTACTCTTCCTGATTATCAACCCCCACCAAGGAGAGGAATAAACAAACCATTCGAGTTTGAATAATCTAAATACCTAAAAAAGTATTAGAGATGAAAACCTTTAGTCAACTGTCCGAAGATTTAGCGCAGAAGAGACAAGAACTTCAGCAAAGAAGACTTGAACAGATGCAAGCACAGAAGCAAAAGGCAGCAGACTATCGTGAAGCACAGCAGGAGAGAATCCAAGCACAAAGAGATGCTCAACGGGAAAGAATAGAAAAGCAAAAAGAACGTGAACGTCTCAAGGATGAGTTAAGAAAGGAAATCGAAAGCGAAAGATAAACTGTTTAGACCAATTAAAGTTACTTAGCTCTAAAGTGGACCTATAATGTAAGCACGAATGATTCTATGGACTGCTTTGATGATGTTCAGATTGAAGAAACAACTGGATTTGATTTCATCGAACAAGACTTAACTGACCTCATTGAAGAGGAAAACAACTTCAATATGAACGATTATCTCAACGGAAACTACGATTACTGATTATGAACCCGGATACTTACACTTTCACTGGTGATGCTACCACCTTCCTTGGTTTGGTTGGTGTTGTCTCGGCAGGTATTATTATTGTTACTGCCTTCCGTCGTTTCTTCAATTCTCCTTACAATGTTCGAGTGAAAACTAAACAAGTATCTACCGAACTTTCTACCGACTCTGAAACCACTGCATCCTGAACAAATGACTGAAACTGTAAACGTGCTTCCTCACCTGAACGAACTGAAAGAGACTTTTCGTCGCCAAGATTTTAAGTTCACTCCTGCACAACAAGAACAATACGATATTCTTCTTCAAGCACGCCGCGAACGAGTAAAATGGTTCTATGAGACGGGGCAAGTCTGTAAGATTAGTAAATCCGCACAAGATAAACTGAAAGAAGACAACTAATATAGGGTAGGGTCCAGTTGAGAGGCTGGACCCTTTCTATTGACTAAATACCTGAAAGGGTTTATAGTCAATACAGATGAGAAGTTTTCAGCAGTTCATGTCTATTTGTGAGGAAGTTGAAGACAAGTCAAAGAGACTTGGATTCGCTGCTACAATTAAGACTGCACAAGCAGGCGGTAGAGTTCGCCCAGAACGTAAGAAGACTCCTGCCGAAATACGCAGAATGAAAGCTGTAGGTGGTGGTAAGATGGAACCCGTTGGTCCATATAAACCCCGCAAAGATATTGGAAGTCAAAAGACTGCTGCTGAACGTCAGCAACAACCAGAGAAAGAGCGTGGAAGTAAGGAAGTCGCGCAATCTTATGCTGAAAAAGTAAAAGCAGAACGTAGGGCAGCAGCACAAGCAAGAGCAGCAGCTAAGAAAGGTGGGTCTGCATCAACCACAGAAAAACCAAAAGCAAAACCTAAAGACTTATCAAAAGAAGCATCTAAACTTCTTTCAACAAAGAAAGCAGAAGAGAAACCAGCAACACGCACAAACAGAAAGTGGAAAACTGAAACTGGTGGTGGTATGACGAAGAGTGAAAGAGCTAGTGCAAGAGGTAAAGAGAAAACTGCAAAAGCACAAGAAACTAAGAAATCTGCTACTGAAATCCTTGCAAAGATGCGTAAAGAATATGAAGAAGGTGGTGGTAAGTGGAGCAATGCTGTTGCAGTTAAAATGAGAGCAAAAGCAAAAGCAGCAGCACAAGCATCAGGAAGCTGAGGGGCAATTAAAGTTACTTAGCTCCAAAGTGGACCTATAGTATGACCGACAACATTATGAAAGTTTCTGAAAAACCCCAAATCATTAACGGTATGGAACACATGGTTACTACTGTTAATGGTTTGGACCGAGTGGAAATTAACAACAAACTTCATCATCTTGGCGACCAACTTATGAAACTCAAGTTGGAACAAGACCATCTTATTCAAATGCGGAATATGATTGACCGCCAGAATGAATTGAGCGAGATGAATAACTTATTTGACGACATGTTTGGCGGTTGATTAAACCTCACCAGCACGCTTAGATTGACCCTCTAAGCGTGCTATTCTTGTCTTTAGATATCAAACCACTGAGAACTATGAATTATATTCAAATCCCTGATTTTGTGCTGGATAGCATCATCAACTCTCTTCAGCAAGGTTATGATGTTTGTGCTGGAGTTGATTACTCTTCCGATGAAACTGAGAAGAGACCAGAGTATGCAACTGGATACAGTCGTGCTACAATGAGAGATGCGATTGAGCGACTGAAGCAATACCAAGAGAAGACCAATTAAAGTTACTTAGCTCCAAAGTGGACTTATAGTATGAGCACCAACCCTATGCAAATCCAACTTCGCCCTCACCAGGAACGTGGCGTTGCTGCTATGCAAAAGCACAGCAAAGGCCAAATCATTGTTCCTACTGGTGGCGGTAAGACTTTGATGATGATTCAAGATGCAATGATTCAACTTCAACAACAGAACTGATGACACAAACTACCCAGACCATTGTTGTTGTTGCTCCTCGCATTTTGCTTGCTGAGCAACTCTCTGCAGAGTTTCTAGAGTTCATCACCAATGCTGAAGTGATGCACGTGCATTCGGGAGAGACGCACCACTACAGTTCTACTCGCCCTGGTGAGATTCGCAAGTGGGTTGAAGCAAATGCCAACAATCACCGCCTGATTGTAACCACCTACAACTCTCTTCAGCGTCTTGTTGATGCTGAGATTGATGTGGACACGATTTACTTTGATGAGGCACATAATTCAGTTAAGCGTAACTTCTTCCCTGCAACGGAGCACTTTGCCGCTGAAGCAAATCGTTGTTACTTCTTTACTGCTACCAGGAAGACTTCGCTCACTCCTTCTAAACCTGGAATGAACGATCGTGATGTTTATGGGGACATTATCTGTCGTGTTTCTGCACCTGAACTTGTTGATGGGGGATACATCATTGCTCCCAAGATTGTAGCGAAGAAGTTTGAAGTTCTTGCTCCAAATCAGGTGACTGCGGAGTGTGATAGTAGCAATCTAATGGAGACCTTGGAAGACATTGATTGTAAGAAAATCCTGGTCTGTGTTAAGTCTGCGAAGCAACTTATCAACCTGATGTCGCACACTGACTGCGCTTCTCAACTGCATCAACGTGGTTACTCTTACCTCTACATTACCGCAAAGACTGGGGCAATTATTGATGGTAAGAAAGTCAACCGCGAAGTATTCTTTGACACTCTCAATGCTTGGGGCCGTGACCCTAACAAGAAGTTTGTTTGCCTTCATCGCTCTATCCTCAGTGAGGGAATTAACGTCAGTGAACTAGAAGCTGTGGTCTTTCTTCGCAATATGGATGTGATTGAGATGACCCAAACTATCGGTCGTGTTCTTCGCTTGGGTGGCAAAGAAAAGGTCTGGGGTTTATGTGTGGTGCCCGTTTATTCCAAGGTTGGAGTGTCCACAGAGAGGGCACTCCAGCGAGTTGTTGATGCTGTCTTTGAGAAAGGTGAGATGCTGGACAGTGTGGTTCGCAGGTGAGTCTCACTGAGACCCCTGTATCCATCAGGGGTCAAAACCTGATTTTTCTGCAATTCTATGTCACAGACCCTATGGGTCATCCACCGCAACCAAATTCACGATTTTTCTCAAAATGAACTCCAAGAACTGGAAAGCTTACTGCCAAACTACATTCAACTCATTGGCAGCAAATGTAGACAACTGGGGAGACCCTGATTTCTTCCGACCCATCACACGTTTGTTCTACATTGGTGTGTTTGATTGTGCCCAGGTCAATCATCTTGGTCTGATAAGTGAGGACGCTATAGAGTACCCAGACCAGCGCACACACGACCATTGTTTGTCACCACAATTCATTGGTCGGATGATTATGGACAACCCAGACAAATACCTGTCTGATTATGATGTATTTGAGAACCTGTTTTGGTTGTCTTGCTCCACGATTACAGTGACCAAGGATGAGAATAAGAGACTAAGTATGTTGACTGAGAATAATGGAACAGACTATATTGTTCACGTTCCAACTAATCTCAAGTATCAGCATCTTGGCATCAAACTATATCAGAAGAATGGTCCTAGGTGGATTGATGCTGTAGAATGTGATGACAACATTATTCCCGCTCCGAAAGATTTGCTAGAGTATGAGAAAAAGTTTCTGGTCCAAAATATCAAAGGTCCGCTCATGGAGTTTCTAGTATGAAGGAAGGATTTATTGTCGGTAAGGGAAATTATTGTGCAGTGCCCTATGGTAATCAACTGATGATTATTCACAACGGAGAGCAACTCAAAGTGTGTAGGACCGAAGCATCAGCACGAAAATTTATTGACGACCATAAGAAAGGTAAATCACAGGCAAAGCTTCCTGTCGATTAAAGTTACTTAGCTCCAAAGTGGACTTATAGTGTAAGATGCACCGCTTCTATGCCTCGCACCCGTAAGCAAACCGTTAATGTTGTTGCTGACGTGAAAGTTCCTCAGGTTCTCATCACTCGCCAGCAATATGTCCAAGACATTAAGGTTCGCTGGGAAATTCATCAGTATGAAGTCAACAAACTGGTGGAAGATGTAAGGAACTTCACTCAAACTGTTGCTCCTTATGTGAAAAACGCACTGGATTTTCTGACTGAAAAGTATCAGCAAATCAGTGCCAAATATGCCACTAACTAAGGTGGCACTAAGGACTCATTGAGTCCTTTTTTTGTATGGCAATTAAAGTTACTTAGCTGCAAAGTGGACCTATAGTATGATGACCAAACCAATGCAAAATAAACACTTGGAACATCCTGAAGATTGTATCTTAACTGGTGATCTGTCTGTTCTGGATTGGTTCTCTGAAGTAGAATCTACCATCAGTGTGAAGATGGACGGCGCTCCAGCTTTGGTCTGGGGCACCAATCCTGCGAATGGTAAGTTCTTCGTGGGTACCAAATCTGTCTTCAACAAAGTAAAAATCAAAATCAATCATTCCCATGAAGAAATTGATGCGAACCATGAGGGCAAAGTTGCAGACATTCTTCATGCTGCTTTTGATTGTCTTCCTCGCACAAAGTCTATCATTCAAGGTGATTTTTTGGGGTTTAGTGGTTCTGATACTTATTGCCCCAACACGATTACTTACGTTTTCCCGCAGGTAATCAGACAGGACATTATCATTGCTCCACACACAATCTACAGTGGTGGTGATGACCTGCGTGAGGTTTCTGCTGCTCCTCTGACTAGCAAACTCAAAAGCACTAAAAAGTGTTTGTTCGTTCAACCTGAAGTCGAACTTAACCCTTTCCGTGAGGATTTGGAGGATGTGTGTAAGTTTGCAAAGCAAATGAGCACTCTATGTGAGTTTGTAAGCGAAAGGAAAGCATCACAAATCAAAAAAGAGATAAACACCTGCATCCGTGAGCAAAAGGTCGTGGATGAAAATGAAATTGCAGAAAAATGTGATTGTGATAAGAACCTCATCCGTATTTGGAAGTTGGTGAAGTCTATCAAGGACGATTTGTTCCTTTTCATTCACGAACTGGATGAGATTGAATGTTTCATCAATGACGAAGCAAGTTTCCACGAAGGTTACGTCATCACTAACAAGTTTGGTACTTACAAAATTGTTGATAGGGAAACTTTCTCATATTCCAATTTTACCATCGCCAAGAATTGGGGTTGATTAAAGTTACTTAGCTCCAAAGTGGACCTATAGTATGAGAAAGACACACCGATTCCAAACATTCAAAGAAGCACTCAACTTTCTGATGAATGAGTTTCAGTTGACTAATCAGCAAGCAACTCACTTTATCTGGGACAATCAGTTCACTATGGGAACTGACCGTGCTATTTGGATCACTGAACCTACCAACTGAGGGTAACTGAAATGACTGACACTATTAACGACCTCACAGTAACACGTTCCCTGCGCCTGCTGCGTGATGGTTTCAAAAGTGATTTTGCTACCTTTGCATATGAAGACGAAAGAATGACAGAACTTTTAGCACAACTTGCAAGTGAGTTTGTAGAATCAAACATTCCCGTGGTTGATGAAGACAACCAGATGGAACTCTCTATGATGCTGTTGGAATCACTGGAGATTATTGCACGATGACAGTAACTAAAACTATTCTTACTTTGATGTCACTTGAAGCTATTCGTGAATTGGGTAGTTGTAGCAAGAGACAAATTAAGGAGAAAGTGTTGGAAATTGCAGAAAAAAAGAAAGCACTTTCTAAAGATTTTGTCCTTGAGTTTGGTGACATTGGGTGGAGATTTATAGACCTTAAAGAAGAAGGACTTATCACAAATAATGGTCTCAAAGGTGCAAAATGTCGTTGGATTCCTGTATGACTTACTCTAACCTATCCAAGATTCGTCCTAAACTGAGGACACAAGGCAACATCACTGGTAACTTTGGCAAGAGCAAAGTTAAGTCAGGTTCTATACTCAACGACATTGGTGGTGATGGTAACATAGGAGCAACGCAAGATGAATATCTGAATCGACTTTATCAGGCATTTGATACAACCACTGATGAAAAACTGAAGAAGTTCATTTACACTCAAATCCGTTCTATCCTCATTCAAAAAGGTATCTGGTAATGGCAACTTGGAAAGCAGATGTATTCGTAAATTCAAATGTTGGGCGTATTAGCACTGAGGTTCAGGCATCAACATTTCAAGGTGCGAAAGAGCAAATCTATGCAAAGCACGGTGATGTTCAACAAATCGTTAATCTTCGACAAGTAAGCAGGAACAGTTCTTCTACATCAGGCGATTCCAGTTCTGGTAGTGTTGGTGGAGCAGTTGGTCTCATCGGACTGGTTGCAGCTGGGTGGGCATTTATGTCTTTCACTCCCTGGGTTTTGATGGGTTTAGGTGGTGCTTTCGGAACTTGGGTTGGTGA